TTAACATGTAACTATCTTGAACGTATCATCGATCCCCTTCAATCCCGATGTCAAGTATTAAAAATTACTCCTCCATCTAAAAAGGAAGTAGCACAACATATAGCTGGTATTTTAGAACAGGAAAATATCAATTATGAATTAAATGACTTGGTTTTAGTTGTTAATAAACATTATCCTGATGTTAGAAAAATACTTAACACCTGCCAAGTAAATACAGTTGAAGGTAAGTTAACCATTGATAAAGCGCTAATAGCATCAAATAGTTATACAGATGCTATTCTAAAAGAACTTAAATCAGCAAATAAAAGTAGTTTTAAAAACATTAGACAAATACTTGCTGATAGTAATTTAAGTGACTTTGATGAAATCTATAGATTTCTATATGATAATTTAGATGAATATACAAAAGATGGTGTTCAACAAGCAATGATTATCATTGAAATAGAAAATTATATGTACCACGCCAATTTTAGAATTGATAAAGAGATTTCAGTTATGGCTTTAATTAGTAAAATTTTACAAACAATACAATAAAATGAGTAAAACAGAAAAACCAATCAATGTCAATGTTGACATTAAGGCTTCAACGCCTGTTATTTCACCTGATGGCAATCATATTTTTGCTGAAGGAGTAATCATTCGTAAAGTATCTAAATTTGTAGCTGGCACATCTGAAGATGCTATTATTCCTATTCCTGTAATGTATGATGTAAAAACAGGTAAAGTGTTAGTAGAGTTGTTGCCTAAAGAACTCCGAGACGAGTATGCAAATATTTGATTGGCTTAAGCAAATCACTTACGAAAAACAATCTTGGGACTCATTTACTGAGGAAGACAAAACATCATTTAATCCTTATTTGATCCACCGCTTCCTCAGTATGAATCCTGAGTATATTGAATTTGTAAACCTGATTCAAAATATTCCTTACACTGAAAAGGAAAAAATATATAAACTATATTTATATATGATTCCAAAGAAAAACATGTTTTTAAAATATATTAAATCAAATAGAACCAAAACTAAAGAAGAGCTATTACAGCATATAGCTTCTCATTATGAATGTTCTCTACGTGAGGCGTATGAGTATTATCATATGCATCATAGTGATACTATTAAGAATATTTTAAAGAAAAGAGGTGTTGATGATAAAGAAATTAAAAAGTTATTAAAATAAAATGGACAGTATAGTAACATCAGTTATAAAACAATTCGAAGAACGTAGTATCAAAGGTAAAGAAAAGTATGGTACTGATTTAGATAGAGAAGATTTAGCATTAATAGATTGGATAGAACATGCTAAACAAGAGCATATGGATGCTATTCTATATCTAGAAAAACTTAAACAACAATACCTTAAAGAACTTGAATCGTGAAAATACCTTCTATAGTAAAAACGATTCAGAAACAACCTATACAGGAAATTAACTATGCGTTCCACAAAACAATTTCTTATAGTCAGTTTTCTATCTATCATGAGTGTCCTCATAAATGGAAACTACAATACAAAGATGGCTTACAAGAATATTCATCTACTATCCATACTGTTTTCGGAACCGCTATGCATAGTACCATTCAGCATTATCTCACTTTAGCATATAATGAAAGTGCTGCGGCAGCTGATAGGTTTGATTTAGAAACATTTTTTGAAGATGAATTTAGAAAAACATACCTAGAAGAATACAAAGCAAATAAAGATACTCACTTCACTAGTGCAGTTGAAATGAGAGAATTTTTTGATGATGGTATAGCTATTCTAAATTACTTTAAGAAAAAACGAGGTAATTACTTTAGTAAACGTGGATGGTATTTAGTTGCTTGTGAGTTACCTATTGTTATAACGCCTAATAACGCGTTTAAAAACGTTTTATACAAGGGTTATATTGATATGGTAATGTATCATGAACCTACAAATACCTTTAAAATATACGACTTTAAAACATCAACTCGAGGATGGAATGAAGATGCTAAGAAAGATGAGCGTAAACAGTTCCAATTGTTATTTTATAAAAAATACTTTGGAGAGCAGTATGGTGTTCCTGAAGATAATATTGATGTTGAGTTTATTATATTAAAAAGAAAAATATGGGAGGAAAGTGAATATCCTCAAAGTCGAATCCAAGAATTTGCTCCTCCAAGTGGTAAAATTAAAATGAAAAAAGCATTAACTGCTATAAATAACTTTATAAATGAATGTTTTAATATAGACGGAACATACAAAGACACATTACATCTTGCAACACCTAGCAAAAACTGCCAATGGTGTCCTTTCAATGAGAGGAAAGATCTTTGTAACAAATAGTGTTTTTGTATATATTTATATACAAATGATGTTATGGATAAAAAGGATATGACACTAACAAGCGTTAAAGTTCAAAGCGACTTGTTTGAAGATTTTAAATTAGAATGTGTTAAGCGAAAATTTTCTTTACAAAAGCTTGTAGATAGAGCAGTCCATTTGTATCTTACATCAGATGAATTTAGAAAATCAATTCACAATCACAATAATTTAAATCGATAAAAGTTTTATGAATCAAAGTTTTGCGTATTTGCCTCAAAATGAGAGGAAAAAAATACTTTTGATTTGTGATGACATTCGAGTACACTCAGGTGTAGCAACTGTCGCTCGCGAATTAGTATTAAACACAGCCCAGCATTTTAATTGGGTTAATGTAGGAGGTGCTATTAACCACCCAGAACAAGGTAAACGATTAGATCTATCACCTGATACTAATAAGAATACCGGTTTAACTGATAGTTCTATTATTCTATATCCAACTAACGGATATGGAGATGCTAGGTTAGTTAGACATTTGATCCAAATGGAAAAACCAGATGCTATTTTCTTGATTACAGATCCAAGATACTTTATTTGGTTGTTCCAAATTGAAAATGAGATTAGAAAGAAAATGCCTATTATCTATCTTAACATTTGGGATGACTATCCAGCTCCAATGTATAATAGATCATATTATGAGTCATGTGATGCTCTATTAGCTATCTCTAAACAAACTAAAAATATTAATACTTTAGTATTAGGTGATAAAGCTAAAAATAAAGTTATTGAATATGTACCTCATGGTTTAAATGAAAATATTTTTAAACCACTTGATGTTAATACACATGAATTAAAGGAATTTAAAAAGAAATTATTTGGAGGTAAAGAAATTGATTTTGCTTTATTCTTTAACTCTCGAAACATTCGAAGAAAACAAATTCCAGATACAATGTTAGCTTATAAGTTATTTGTTGATGGATTGCCTGAGGAACAAGCTAAAAAATGTGCTTTTGTATTACATACTCAAGTAGTAGATGATAATGGTACTGACTTAGAAGCAGTAAGAGAATTGTTATTTGGTGATGACAAAAAATATAATATTATTTTCTCCCCAGCAATGCTCCCAGCAGATCAAATGAATCTGCTCTATAATAGCACTGACTGTCAGATCCTATTAACTAACAATGAAGGTTGGGGATTAAGTTTAACTGAATCACTATTAGTAGGAAATCCAATTATAGCAAATGTTACTGGAGGAATGCAAGACCAAATGCGCTTCAGTAAAAAAGGTAAATGGATTGATTTTGATGCTAAGTTCCCCTCAAACCATAATGGTACAGTTAAAGAACATGGTGAATGGGCGTTTCCAGTTTACCCAACTAACCGCTCAATTCAAGGTTCACCATTAACACCTTACATTTGGGATGATAGATGTAATGCAGAAGATGCAGCTGCTCAGATTAAGACATTATATGATTTGTCTAAAGAAGAAAGAAAAGCTTATGGTTTGAAAGGACGTGAATGGGCTTTATCAGATGAAGCAGGATTTACAGCTTCAAATATGGGTAAAAAAGTAATTACCACTTTAGATAAGTTATTTAAAACTTGGAAACCAAGAGAAAAATATGAGTTAGTAAATGCTAACGAAGTTAAACCTAAAACAGTACCTCACAAATTAGTTTATTAATACCAAAAAGTTATATGAAACCATTATTTTTTATTAGCTGTCCTATCGACACATATAGTGGATACGGAGCACGTTCTCGAGATTTAGTTAAAGCTATCATTGAGACAGACAAATATGATGTTAAAGTTATTCCTCAAATGTGGGGCAATACACCTTGGGGTTTTATTGAAGACAATCCTGAATGGGAATTTTTAACACCTCATTTATGGGCACAGCCTCAACTCCCAAAACAACCTGAAGTATGGATGCAGATTACAATTCCAAGTGAATTTCAACCAATTGGTAAATTTAATATTGGAGTAACAGCGGGTATTGAAACAACATTATCACCTGGTGACTGGATTGAAGGTATTAATAGAATGAATTTAACATTAACATCTTCTGAGCATTCAAAAGAAACATTTGTTAAAACTGTACTTCAAAAAGTAGATCAACGTACTAATCAAACAGTAGGACAACTTCAAGTTGAAAAACCAATTGAAGTGTTATTTGAAGGTGCTAACACTGATATCTATAAACCACTTGATACAGTAGAATCATTTCCTGAATTAACTGATATTAAAGAAAAATTTTGTTATTTGTTTGTAGGTCACTGGATTAATGGTGACTTAGGCGAAGATAGAAAAAATGTTGGTTTGTTGATTAAAGCGTTTTATGAAACCTTTAAAAACAAAAAACAAAAACCAGCACTTATTTTAAAAACATCTCAAATAGGTTCTTCATATTTGGATAGAGATGAGATTTTAAAGAAAATCACTATGATCAAGAAAACAGTTAATTCAACTGATCTACCAAATGTTTATCTATTACATGGTGAATTCACTGATATTGAGATGAATGAGTTGTATAACCACTCTAAAGTGAAAGCAATGATTAACCTTACCAAAGGTGAAGGTTATGGTCGTCCATTATTAGAGTTTAGCTTAACTAAAAAACCAATTATTACTACCAATTGGAGTGGTCATAAAGATTTCTTAGACGAAAAATTCACTACTATGCTTCCCGGTACTATGGCTAATGTTCATCCAAGTGCTGCTAATAACTGGTTGTTAAAAGAATCACAATGGTTTAATGTTGATACAGGGCATGTAGGACATCATTTAAAGAATATGTTTGAAAATTATAAATCATATACTGATGGTGCTAAGCGTCAAGCATATAAGAGTAAAAATGAATTTAGTTGGGATAAAATGAAGGATAAAGTAAGTCAATTATTTGATCAATATATTCCTGAATTTCCAAAACAGATACAATTAAAACTTCCTCAATTAAAGAAAATTGAATTACCAAAACTTAAAAAAGTAGAAGAAAATGTCGCCGGATAAAATTATAACTTGCCCTAAATCAGGAGGTGATCTGTGTTACGAAACACAGGTTACTCCTGAAATAACAAATTGGATGTCTCTATCTTGTGGTTATTGGACTAATAGTTTAATGACTAAAGATAGTGATTTCTATAATGAACAAATGGAAGTACTACCTGAGTTGTATAAAGCATTAGCTTGGGAAGATCCAACTACTGGTTTAACCTGGCTACCACAAACAATTAATCATCCAACCCAAGGTATGGTATTTGCAAATGGAGCCACTGCTGATAATTGGAAATGGGCTGCTGTTAAAGCAACTAAAGTAACAGAAGAGGAAAAAGAAAAATACCCAATCCCAAAACAACCAGGTAAATTCTATGAATACAGAATGAATATGGATACACTTCATCATTTTGAAGAAAGAGAATTTATAGATGCTTTAGAATATGTTGGCCTATTAGGATAATCTATTATATTAGGATTATATGAAAATTAGTTATGCTATTACAGTTTGTAATGAACTGGAAGAAGTTAAACGTCTTATTGAGTTTCTGTATTTAAATAAAAGACAAGAAGATGAAATTTGTGTTTTAGTAGATAAACCTAAAGCATCTAAAGAATTACTTTTTGAACTTTATAAATATGAAACTACTAGATGGATTATCTTAAAAGAAAGTGAATTTAAAGAACATTTTGCTAATTGGAAAAACCAATTAATGGACATATGCTCGGGCAGTTATATCTTTCAGATTGATGCTGATGAAATTCCTCACATTAACTTAATGCAGAATCTACCAGCATTATTAGAAGAAAATCAATTAATTGATATGATCAGAGTACCTAGAGTTAATACTGTAGAAGGATTAACTGAAGAACATGTACAGAAATGGGGATGGAATGTGAATGAAAAAGGATGGGTAAATTGGGCAGATTGGCAAATGCGTATTTATAAAAATACTCCTGATATTAAATGGAAAAATAAAGTTCACGAAGTTTTAGATGGATTTAAAACACATGGAATGCTTCCTATAGAAGAAGAGTGGGCTTTATACCATCCCAAAACAATAGAACGCCAACAAAAGCAAAACAATTATTATGAATCTATTTAAAGTAACTGATTACTTTTATCCTCACTCAATATTAGATATTGGGGCTAATATTGGACAATTTCATTCATTATGTAAGCATTATTTTCCAAACAGTAATGTGTTTTCTATTGAAGCCTCAGATGAATGTGAACCTTATCTTAAACAAATCACAGACCAATATTGTATTGGGTTATTAACTAAAGATAATTTAGAATATGATTTTTACAGTTTAAAATCTAATCCTATAAATACTGGAAATTCTATATATAAAGAATTAACTCATCATTATTCTGAAGATCAATTAAATATAATAAGAAAAAAAGGAATTAAACTAGATGATTTATTTAAACCAGGATCAGAATTTGATTTAATAAAAATAGATACTCAAGGATCAGAATTAGATATAATAAGTGGAGGAGAAAATTTATGTAGTAAAGCTAAAGGTATACTATTGGAAGTATCATTAACTCAATATAATGAAAATTCTCCATTATATAATGAAGTAATAGAATTCATGGATAATTTTGGATTTAAAATAGGAGAAATATTGGATGAAGTTAATAATCATATTGTACATCAACAAGATATTTTATTTATAAAAAAATAATGAAAACAGTTTTATTCTTTGACTTACATCTTAATGAAAGAGGATGCAGTGTATCAACTTATGATTATGCTCATTATAATGAGGTTATACTAGGTAATAAATCAATAATAGCATCATATAAAACAGCTGAATTGACTACTTATAATAAAATTAAAAACAGATTCCCAGAAGTATATCTTGTTGATAAGTTTAGTGATTTAGAAAATATAAAATGCGACTATGTTTATAACCAAAAGGCTGGTCATTATGATGGTGATTTAGTATCAACTGCTAAAAACTTAGTTCACGCTGTATTTCCTGCTTATGCCCCACATGGAGATGTATATGCCTATATATCTGAATGGTTAGCTACTGGCATAAAACAAGGAAGTATCAAATGTGAATTCACATCAACCCCAGATCCATCTACTATAAAAAATGAATTATTATATGTTCCATACATGGTAGATTTACCTAAAATAAATAATGATTTTAAAGATTTTTTTAATATTAAAAAAGAAGAATTAGTTATTGGATGGTATGGAGGTATTAATAGTTTTGATGGAGAATTAGGTATAGCTAAACAAGTTGTGATAGATGTAGCTAAAAAAAGAAAAGATATTAAATTTATATTTGTAAACCAAGAAGCATTTTGTAATGAAGAAAATACAATATTTGTTGAAGGTACAACAGATTTAGAACAAAAAACTACATTTATAAACACATGTGATATGATGCTTCACGCTCGAGGTAGAGGTGAAACTTTTGGTTTAGCTGTAGCTGAATTTTCTATTAGAAATAAACCTATAATCACATATGGTAATTCTCGAGAAAGAAATCACATAATAACTTTAGGTGATAAAGGATTTTATTATTATGATTATAATTCATTATATAATATTCTCATGAATATTCAAAAATCTGATTTGAAAGGAAAAGAATGGAATTGTTACCAATCACACACACCAGAAAAAGTAATGGAAAAATTTAATAATATATTTTTAATATGAATATAATAATTCCCATTGGTGGAGTAGGACAACGTTTTAAAGATGAGGGTTATGATATGCCTAAACCTTTAATTAATGTGTTGGGGAAACCTATGATTTATAAAGTTATAGATAACCTTAAAATTAAAAACACAGATAGGATTTATATTATTTATCATAACCATTTAAAGGAATTTAATTTTGAAACATTAATTAAATTCTGGTTTCCTAATAAAAACATATCTTTTATACCATTAGATCACCTAACCCGAGGAGCATCAGAAACTGTTTTAAGAGGTTTAGAAACATTTACATTTGAAGAATTACAAGAGAATACATTAATATTAGATTGTGATACTTTTTATAATGAAGATATAATTAGTAAATATAAATCTAGTGATAACAAAAATGTTGTATTTTATTTCAATGACACAACTCCCACACCTATATTTTCATATATTACTCTTAAAGATAATATTGTAGTTGATATTAAAGAAAAAGTTAAAATCTCAAACAATGCTAATACGGGCGCATATGGTTTTGAAAATGGCCAAGTATTAAAAAAGTATTGTTCTGAAGTTTTAAATTTAGGTAATGAACTTTATATATCCCATGTTTACAATAAGATGATTATTGATGGGAATACAATACAAGGAAATGAAATTAAAGATTTTCATTGTGTTGGAACTCCATTACAATTAAAAGTATACTGCAATCAAAATAAAGACAAAGCATCAGAATTAAGAGTCTGCTTTGATTTAGATAATACTTTAGTGACCCACCCTACTATACCAGGTGATTATTCATCAGTATTACCTATACAGCGTAATATAAACTACTTAAAACTACTAAAATCATTAGGTCATACTATTATTATTTATACCGCCCGTAGAATGAAAACTCATAAAGGTAATGTGGGGGCTATTATAGCAGATGTAGGTAAAATAACATTTGAATCATTAGATAAATTCAATATCCCATATGATGAAATTCATTTTGGTAAACCGTATGCTAATTTTTATATAGATGACTTAGCTGTAAATGCTAACTCTTCATTAGATAAAGCTATAGGAATATATGATACTAATACTCCATCTAGAAGTTTTAATAAAGTTGAATATAATGGTGATACTGTAACCAAAACCACATCCAATAATGGTGAAATATACTGGTACCAAAACATCCCAGGCCCAGCTAAAAAATATTTCCCAAAAGTATTAAATATAGTAGATAATAAAATCACTTTAGAAAACATAAATGGAGTCAGTTATTCTTATCTTTATATTAATAAATCTTTAACTGAGGATGATATCACAAAATTAGCTCTAGCTTTAGCTGATATTAGTACTAGTAGACAACCTTCAGAAATAGATATTTATGCTAATTATTCTAAAAAATTATTATCACGTTACAATAATAATTTAGAAATCTATAGTAAGTATCCTTCATCAAAATATATTTTTGAAACTATAAATAATAAATTAATAGAATATGAAACAAATAAAGAAGGTTATTTAACTATAATTCATGGGGATCCAGTTTTCACTAATATTTTAAAAACAGAAACTGGGATTAAGCTTATTGATATGAGAGGTAAAGTAGGAGATGAATTAACAATTTTTGGAGACGCCTACTATGATTTAGCTAAAATATATCAATCATTAATAGGGTATGATTATATTTTAAATAATATAGAAATAGATGTTTTGTACACTCAAAAGTTAATAAAACATTTTGAATCCCAATTCCAAGAAGTTAATTTAAATAAAATAAAACTAATAACAGCTAGTTTATTATTTTCTCTTTTACCATTACATGAAGAAAATGAAGAACAATTCAATAAATATTTTAAACTAATTGAAAATTTAATATGATCATCCAGTTTGACATCCCAAACAACCCACATAAACATAGACAATTCTGTACAATATTAGATAATGTTTATTTAACACATCATAATAAAGATACTAGTAATGGATCAGCTGTAGGATTAATATCTATAACCCATGATGGTAAATTAGTAAAAGCAGGTATTGATAAAGACACTCAAAAGTTAGGTAGTAAAGAAATATATTACGAAAATGGATTTAATAACTCTACTGACTATGATGAGGTAATAGATGAAAATGTATTTTTATTATATGATGATGCTGGAGTGAATTACTTACATTCATTTTTTGATCTGTTTGGTAGATGTCTTTATTTTGATATTTTAAAACAAGAAAAAAACATTAAACTTGGACTCTCAGAAGAATTTTGGACTGACTCAGGAAAAAATGATTTTATTAAACAATGGTTAAAATTATATTATGGAGATGATTTAGAAATAATATCTTTTAAAAAAGGAAAAACATATAAAATTAAACAAATAATTCTTTCTAATTGTCTTTATTGGTCTCCTGAACATACAGGTCATCAACCTATAATGGAGTTAATAAAAAAAACAGTTGAGAAGATTCAACCTATTGAAGTTAAAGCTAATGGATGTTATATATCTAGACAGGACACTATTAAATATGGTTGGTTTCATCCTCGAGAAATGGTTAATGAATTAGAATTAATTGAGAAAATTCAATCTGAGTTGAATTATGATATAATTGAGCTTATGAATTATAATTTAATTGAAAAGATTCAAATTTTTAAATCATATAAAAATATTATCCAACAGAGTAGTGCTTCAAATGTTAACATATTATTTTCCCCTAAAGGAGTAAATAATATAATATTAACTAATCCAAAACTAGGACCTTGGTTAAATTACAAATGTCAAGAATTTTCAACTGTTTCTGGGTGTAATTTATTAATATTAGAAGATATAGGTGAATTAATTCTAAACTCAGCACAACCTGATAAAAATGATCTTAATAATTTTCCTTGGAAGATTACAGACATAGATGGGGTTATAGATATCCTTAAACAAATAGATAGTGAAATTATTTGGAGTTAACATCTTATATTATTATATTATAAATAAAAATGAAGTACCATATTAGTATACACATAACACCATATGAAATAGACAATTATCAATTGTTTATTCATCAATTAAGACGTAATTTAAATTATATAAACACTGATATTATTTTTAATCCTTGTTTAAATCTATCTAATTATTTTTATGATTGGGAAAATAGTACTTTAAAAAGTGAGTTTTTTATTCATAAATTTAATGAATTGAATAAAATACTAGATAAAAAAATAACATTAGATAGTATTATTAATTTTGATGATAAAATATTAGGAGCATTAGATTACAAACGAGAATTTATTAAAACTTATAAAGATAAAGTAGATGCTTTTATTTGGTTTGATAGTGATATGATATTCCCTGATGATACAATTTATTATTTAATAAATTCATTTGAAGAAGCTAATCATAATAAATGTATTGTCACCCCCCAAATTGTTAGATTATGGGACACATCATGGGATATTATTGTAAACAAACAGTATTTAAACAGATCTTTATCTTTTGACACATATGCTGATTTTGATGGATATGAATTATATACACCTACAGAAGATAAAGAATTAATTGAAAACCCAATATATACTAAATTTGCATCAGGATGGTGCAATTTATTATCATCAACTCTATTCAAAGAATATGTTGAATATTCTGAAAAATTAGGTCATTATGGAAAAGATGATACTTTTGCTATGTTTGTGTTAGACATGTATAAGAAAAAAGGTCATGATATAAAACAATTTATAGTACAAAATTTAGTTGTGACTGAAAATAATAAATTTAAAATATCATCTTATGATGATTTAATTATAAAAAATACTAATATTAAGTCAAAAGAAACCTTTAGACAAGAGTCTGAGGATGGAATGAATTATGAATTAAACCAATTATATAAAACCATTTAAAACAATTATACTTAAATAACAAATATACAACTGATGATTTAGGTTTTCCATCAGGATGTTACATAATAAAATAATATGAGACATAATTTAGAACAATTAGTTAATCAACTTTATCAGACATCATCTGATATAAATGAACATATTCCTACATTAATTAAATATGGACAAGAATGTGAACATATAACAGAAATGGGTGTTAGAGGGATATATTCAACATGGGCATTTTTAGCCGCTGCTCCTAAAAAATTAATAAGTTATGATTTAGAAGATCCTTCTAATTGGGGAGGAAATATTAATGATGTTTATGAAACAGCAGAATCATATAGTTTAAATTTTGAATTTATTAAAGCTAACGTTTTAGAAATTGAAATTGAAGAAACTGATTTTTTGTTTTTAGATACATGGCATGTATATGAACAAGTAAGAGATGAATTGAAATTACATGCTAAAAAAGTTAAAAAATATATTGGATTTCATGATATTGTTTCTTGGGGAGAAAAAGGAGAAACTGAAGGTCATAAAGGGATAAACTATGCTATTAATGAGTTTTTAGAAAATAATAATGAATGGAAAGTAAAAGAAAAATTTTTAAATAATAATGGATTATTAATTATAGAAAAAATTAAATGAAAATAATCTACCGCATCTCAGACACTGGTTATAATAAAGTAAAACCAGATTATATAAACAATGAAAATTGTTTAAAAAACTTTGTTTATATATTTGATAATCAAAATCTTGAAATTATAGCTGATAATTGTAGTGAAACTACATTGCGTATGATAATGAAATATGTTCATCCTAACATGGTAAACATAGTATCTGTAGGTCATGGAGCCGGAACATTTAATTTAGCTTTAGATAAAGCGTTGAAATGGGATGATAATGAGATAGTTTATTTTGTAGAAAATGATTACCTACACAAACCAGGATCAGATAAAGTCCTTAAAGAAGGATTTGATTTAGGAGCATCTTTTGTATCACTATATGACCACCCAGACAAATATAGGAGCCCAGAACAAGGTGGTAACCCATATTGTGATGGTGGAGCTGAAGATACTAGAGTGTATTTAACAGATTCATGTCATTGGAAAATAACAAATAGTACAACTATGACATTCGCCTCTAAAGTATCAACTTTAAAACGAGTTGAACCTATATTAAGAAAATATACTCAAGGATCATATCCTGAAGATTTTAAAATGTTTTTAGAATTAAGAGAACAAAACGAATTATTAATCACCTCAATCCCAGGTTACTCAACTCATGGAGAAACAGCTTGGTTATCACCTTTAACTAATTGGGATCAAATATGATAAGTGTAATTATACCAACATATAAATCACCAGATATTCTTGATTTATGCCTTCAATCAGCTATTAAAGGACAACAAAATCAAAATCAAATTATAGTTGTTGTAGATGGGTTCTATGATTTAAATAAAGAAGTACTTGAAAAATGGGCTAAACATATTGACATTTTAAATTTAGAACAAAATGTAGGACTATGTAGAGGCACTAATTTAGGAGTTTATAATGCTCAATATGATAAAGTACTCATTGTAAATGATGATAATGTATTTCCTTTGAATTGGGATATTCATTTAGAAGCAGATTATATTGAAAATTCATTATTAACTCCTAATCAAATTGAACCATGCCCAAGTATGTTTCCTCAATTTCATATTAAGGATTTAGGGAAATCTGTTGATACATTTGATTTAAAACGTTTTCAAGAATATGAAAAAACTTTAAATGAAGTAGTATATAAAAAAACTCCTGAAGAAACAGGATCAACATTACCTATTTTTATGTCTAAAATAGATTATTTAAAAGTAGGAGGTTGGGATGAAAATTATGATTTAGGAATGGTAGCCGACTGGGATTTTTTCCTTAAATGCCAACTGTCAGGATTAAAAATGCTTAGAACTTATAACTGTCATTTTTATCATTTTGCTTCTGTATCCACTAATGGAGAAAAAAGACAAAAAGCAGAACAGAATGGTCATGAGTATGCCAAATATAAATGGGGTGATTATATAAAACATAATCCGCAAAATAATTTAAAGTTTTTATGAGGCTGTTAAAAGATATAACACCTCGAAACTTTAACCACTTCTGCCAGCGAACAACTAACTATCAAAAATCTCAATTAAGACAAGATCTATTTGTATTGTTTGTTACTAATTTTAAACAAGATGGTTATTTTATTGAAGCTGGGGCTAGTAATGGAGTCACATTCAGTAATACTTTTACTTTAGAAAAAAACTTTAATTGGAAAGGAATACTTATTGAACCTAATATATATTGGGAAGAATCTTTAAGTAAAAATAGAACATGCCATATAGGCTATAAAGCACTTTGGAAAGAAAATAGTTCTGTTTTGTTTAATGAAATTTTAAATAATCCTACTTTATCACATATATCAACTGTTGACCCAAGTAGTTGGATGTTTGATATTAACCAAGAGAAAAAACAGCAATATATAGTTCCAAGTATTACTTTATTAGATGTTTTAAACTACTATAACGCCCCAAATAACATAGATTATTTATCTTTAGACATTGAAGGATCAGAATATGATGTTTTAAGCAGTTTTGATTTTGAAACATATAATATTGAAATCATAACAGTTGAACACAACTATTCTCCTAATAGAGAAAAAATATTTAATTTATTACAAGATAGATACACTCGTGTGTTAACTGAAGTAAGTGGAAAAGAGGATTGGTATATTAAAAAATAGTTTGGCTTTCTAATTTTTTGAAGTTATATTTAGTTAAAATTAATAAGCATGGAATATAACAATAGTGATTATTATTTCTACTCACACCTAGACCCAAATAAAGAACCTATTGGAACATGTAGAGCAGGTACTTTAGGTATAGCTGCTTACTATTTTGCCTCTATGAAAGGCATGGATACTAAAGATTTTTTAAAATTATATTCTATAAGCATAAAGAATGAATCTAAATAATTTTGGAAATAGATTAAAAATTAATCGAAACAAACAGTCTCAAGAAAAAGATGTGTTTGTTGAATTTGTTAATATGTTAGATGAATGTTGGGCTAGAACTAATTTTCTCCATGACCATCTAAAAATTGACTTCTACAATTATGAAGAGTCATACTATAGCATCATTGAGAATCTTATTTATCTCAAATATGGAGATGAAGTAGGTGCTTTAATTTTATGGTATGTATATGATAGATTTGATTCTGATGGTGAACTCCAAAAACTAGAAGTAACTATTCCTGGTAAAGCTAAAAAAGTATACACACTTAAGACAGCTCTTGATCTTTGGAATCTAATTGATAAAATAAATAAAGCAAATCAAAATAATAATTTATGAGTAGATACTGTAAAGTATGTGGCATTGAAATTGATCCTCGAAGACTAGCCATCCTCCCAGACACCCAAACCTGCACTCAACATTCAACAGCTGAGAAGAAAGTAGCAATGGTAGTCCAAATGGGAGAAGGTGATCACACATGGACTGAAACTTATGCTGTGGAAAGAGAAGTATATGATAAGATTCAAGAAGCAGAAAAGAATTTTAGAAAAACAACTACTCCTAAAAAACCAAAAGTTAAACCAACTGAGGAAGAGGAAGCAGAATTATCTGTATTAGATGAATTAGAGGAGGAAGAATTGATTGAAGATGATGAGTTTATTGATGATGAAGATGATTACTCACATGATGAATACACTGAAGACGAAGACTAATGCCTAAAGCAATACATTTAAGTAAAGAGCAAATTTTAGCAGCAATGGACAAGACAAAATCTGTCCGTGCTGCGGCTCGTTATTTGAATATATCATACCAACATCTTAAAAAATGGATGAAGGTGTATAAGGATGAAAACGGAGTAACTTTATTTGAAGCCCATAAGAACCAATCAGGTAAAGGTATTCCTAAATTCTTATCAGCATCCCATTACAATAAAAAAGAACCAGCATTATTAGATATACTTGAAGGTAGAGTCAACCCAGCTCATTTTAACCCTCAAAAAATAAAGTATAGAATGATAACTGAGGGTTTCTTAAAAGAAGAATGTTATAATTGCGGATTCCATGAACGTCGAGTGTCTGATTATAAAACCCCACTTGTCCTCCACTTTAAAAATGGTAACAAACAACATTACTCTTTAAATAATATGGAGATGTTATGTTACAATTGTTATTATTTAACTGTTGGAGACTTGTTTACTAATAAACAACTTGAGGGATTAGAAGATCATAAACCAATGAACCAAAGTGAAATAGATTGGGAAGTAGATGATTACACTCTCCAGCGTTTAAGAGAATTAGGTTTAGATAAATCTCATCCCCCAACCGATGATGGAAGTGAATTTATTAGTAGACTTTAAATATTTATTAGTAGATGAAGAAGAAAAAACATAATGATATTATCAATGATTACGACAAAATTAAGTCTAAACATCTTGACAATCTAGCTAGCAAAATGTTAGCTAATGATGAGAAGATGAATAAACTTAAAGGTAAAGACATTAACCCTAACTTTTTAGACTTATTTTAACATGGCTATTGAGATAACATTAAATAACAGTGACGAGTTTCAAGATATGATTGACAAGAAAGACTTCACCATATCTAAAGCTGTAGTTGAAACTATTTTAGCTAATCTGAATACTCGTAAAAAACATCTTCATGTACTATCAGTTAATTGTTTAGAAGATGGGGCCACATATGACATTACCCTGGAACGAAAATACTTTGCTGAGACATTACAAGAAAACTTAAAATACTATGTTGAGAAAGAACTCTATGAGGAGTGTTCTCAAATAGTAGAAGCTATAAATAAATTAAAAGAAAAAGAAGACAATGGCAGCAAAAACACAGACACAAACACTAAATCGAAAGCCAAGACGTAAACGTCCAGGTGTTCACTCTAAAAAAAGAGCAAGCAAAATTAAAACAAGCAAACGTTATAAAAAGCCTTATAAAGGACAAGGCAAATAAATTAAATAAAGTTATGAGTAAAAATTCAGCTATTCAAAATTATGAATGCGCTAAAGCATTCGCCCAGGTTATGGAATCAATTCGTAAAAAGAATCAACGCAATCAACAATCCAACCAACCAAGACAAAAAGTAGAAAAATACCATCCTGCTTTAAAGTACAATGGAGAGTAATGTTTTAGCGTATTTTGATGAAATTCCTGATAAATACTTAGTCTTAATGGCTGAGTACAATTGGGGTAAGTTAGAAGAATTATGTACACTTCTAACACTAGATATTGAGATAGCCAATCAAGGGAGGTTAAGTAATTAACCCTCTTGTTTGGCTTCCCAAAACCTTGATGTTATATTTAGATATAATTAAAGGTTATGATTGAACGTGAATATGAATTTAAAGATGGTAAACATTATGTTAAAGGTGGATTCACCCCACCTATGATAGTTGACTTAGTGACTAAGAAAGCTATTATACCTTGGTGGGTTAATGTACCATTAGACACCACTTTAGAGGATGTTATTTGGGAGAGGGGTGATATGGAAATTATCAAACCGCAATCAAACATTATTGAAGTAGCCTCTAGTTCAGGTGAGGGTAAATACCAAATTAAAAAGATAGGTAATAAGTACCAATGTAATTGTCCTGGTTATTGGAGAAGTAAAGATCGTATTTGTAAACACATTAAACAAATAATAAATTAAGGTTATGAAAAAAGTAGGAAAAATCACAAACACATGGAAACGAGCACTCCAACAAGTTCGCTCAAGTCAATTGAATGAAGCAATTGAAACACTAGATGAATGCCTATTGATTCTAACATTGGCGACTGAAGACAATGTTGAGGAACTAGATGGTGTAAGTGTTGATCTTTGGAAAACACGAGTATGGGTTAAACTAGAAGACTTAGACGCAGTACCAGCTTATGATTCCTATATCTAAGAAAAAACTAGTAACTGAAGACCCAGATAGAAAACCATACATTGTATATAATGAACATTTACAAGTATGGGTGGGCCTGAAAGATGGAGGTCGAGTAGCCTTATTCTCAGATGAGTATGATGATGCTAAGCCGCTCCATTATGATCAACAGTTCAAAACACTACAGCGTATAGCTGGAAGTAAATTAGAAAGAGAATTCATATGAAATTACTAATAGGGATAGGAGTTGGAGTGTTAGCTCAATTGTTAACATTCCTCCAGTTACAAGGTAGATGGAAGTTTCCTTGGATGAAAGATCACCCCCATATAATTGTATGGCTAGGTATTCCTATTTCCTATTTATTCATGTATTCTGTTCAATGTATGGTAGAACATTTTGGAGGACAACTTTGGCCTTCTAGACTAATAGGTTTTGCTATTGGAACTATTATTTTTACATTTATGTCTATAAGTTGGTTCAATGAACCTATTAGTATGAAAACAGGTATCTGTTTACTATTAAGTGTTTGTATTTTATGTATTCAATTATTTATGAAATAATATGGCTGAGAAAACAGGTAATACTATAAAATTGTTTTATGACTTCCCTACTCAACTGAGTACTGAAGTGTTTAGTGGAGGTGATTGGAATCGAGTCACATGTCGTAATTTTAGAAGTTTCAATGGTCCAAGACGTATTATGAAGTTTGATAGACAGAATCAATCATACTATGAAGATTATAATGGTCCTGTGTTTTTGTTTGAAACTAATATTAGGCTAAAAGACATGAACAAAAAAGGATATGTTTATCCTCATGACGCACCTCCTAAGGCTCAACCAAGACCTTATGAATATTTATAATTAACTAATGAAAAACCTAACCATGGACCCAACAGCAACTACTATGGAGTATATCATAAAGTCCGCTATTTATGAAAACAAAATGGAATTGATAACCCCATCCAGAGAGTACAGTGATAAAGAGGTAGCATATATAAAAGGTTATATTCAAAGTTTAGAGGACATTTTAGAGGAGTTAACACTTTTGAACAAAGAGGAGTTAACTTCTATTTATAGAATATGTTTAAATTAATTGTAGGTATCGTATTTATACGGTACCCATGGTTGAGCAATTATTAACATATCATTTCCATAAAGTGATAAGAGTAATTAACTCTTGTGAGACAGAAGAGCATATTTATGCTGCTAAGAAAATGATTAGTTGTTTTGTTAATTATTGGAAAGGCAAATTAAAAGTTGAAGTACTTAGACATTACTTGAAATACTTAAATATACTGTTTAACTATAAAAAAAACTCTATCTTAAACCATGACTAATGAAGATCGTATTGAGGATATTTGCTTTTACGCCTACCAAAGAGGAGATTATGACCAATTAATAGAATTGGTTATTAAAAGTGAAAAGAAAAATCCTCATAAACAAAGGATTGATCACTTTGAATATGCTAATTTTAAATTAAAAACTAGCTATATGCTGAAATAAAATTAAAAAATATGTGGTTTATATTTGCTTTATTGATTGTCCTTATAATTGGTGGAATATTCATGGATCTATCACACAGACTTGAAAAAGCCCCTAAATCGGAACATAAATACATCCAAATAATACATTGGGGTTTAATAATTCTTTTTTATATCACTATTATATATTGGATTCGTACTTGGTAAAATAAGTTTGGCTTTCCAAGGTTTTGATGTTATATTTATGATATAATTAAAAACACATGGAAAAGAATACATACAATGGATTATCTGAGCGTCATGTTGCTCAAATCATCAGACGAAAAATGATTCAGAAAGCTAAACCATCAGGTAAGGCTTATAAAAGAGAAAAATATAAGTTTACAGGTGAATGAAACAGTTATATTTTTATAATGATAATGTTTATATGGTGTTGAGGGCTATCCCTATTAGTAACTTTTATAATAAAGAAGAACTAAACAGAGAATACCTCAATGGCTGGAAAGAATATTTAGGGGCTGATCATATATTAAAGACTGATACTAGGTTTTTATTTTGTGAAACAGTACCTGAACCAGAATGGAATGAAGTTATAAACGAAACACTAGTTACAGATGAAGAACAGTTACAACCCGAACAGCAAGATATTTAGAACAATTGTTTTAAGCGGTGAGATAGATGAATCATCTGTGAAGGATGCTATTCAAACAATCTCATTTATAAATGAAATTGATGATGGTAAAGAGGTAGTTGAACCTATAAAACTAATTATTAATAGTTTAGGTGGTAATATACTTGATGGTTTTGCCTTAATTGGTGTTATAGAAAACTCATTTGTTCCTGTTTATACTTATGGTTATGGATCAATAATGTCAATGGCATTACCTATTCTAGTTGCTGGTGATAAACGTTTTGGTCACCCATTAGCTACATTTATGTATCATGAGTGTTTGGATAGTGTACCTTATGATAAGATGTCTATCATAAAGGAAAACATAGAAGAAACAGATCGATTGATGGATATGTATGATGACTATCTCATCTCCAGAACAACACTTACTCAGAAACAGTTAAATAAAGTCAAGAATAAAAAAACTGACTGGTATTTTGGCTCTGATGAAGCTCTTAGTTATAATATAATAAATGAAGTAATATGAAAGCAAAATTAACATTTGATTTAAATGATCTTGATGATCGTATGGAACATGAACGTTGTGTTAAATCAACTGACATGGCTCTTGTATTATGGGAGATAATGACTAACTCATACCGTGGTTTAACTAACGGGTATGATGAGGATGATAGTTACCATAAAGGTGTAGACGCTGTTTATGATCACCTAAAAGAATTGTTATATGAACATAATATTGATGTTGATAAATTAATCCGATGAACCTAATTAATACTTTCACTTACCCATTTAGGGACTTTTATAGACGTGTACGTAATGTACTACGATGGCTACCAACCATTTGGAAAGACAGAGACTGGGATAATAGCTACATAAATGAAATCTTAATCAGGAAGCTTGAGTTCACTCGAGACTTCTACCTATCAGATAAACCCTACAGTTTGGAGGCTAAAAAAACTGCTGATGAGATTCAAGAAGCTATTTCCCGTCTCCACCAAACTAAAGACTCATGGGACTTCTATGAAGCCCCAGCTATGGAACAATTAGAGGAAAAATGGGGTCTAACAGCTTTTAATTTTGAACCTTACGAGCATGATGAAAAGGGTAATGTACTTACTTATGAATTGAAGACAAAAATTGAAAAGGTAAATACTGAAGAAGAGGAAGAACAATATAGTAAAGAATTTAGGAAAACAGTAAAAGAAGCTCGTGAACAGTATATGAAGGATAAGATTAAAGCATATAAATTTATAGCTAAAAATATAGACAAATGGTGGGATTAAAAAAGAAATTAACATTATGGTGGGAAAAGAAAACTAACTTTAATCCCTATGGTGTTTGGCCTGAAGGTGCTTGTCCTGTACAAGCAGAAGGTTATACTGAAGACGGTAAGTGGTACTATTTTAGAGCAAGAGGTAGTCATATTCGGTTTGTGATTTGTGAGTCGGAAGAGGATTATAGTAATTGGCCTGACACTAAGTATCTCTTTGAAAGAGAATTAAATTATGGTGATGGTATGTTTCAAGCAGGTTGGATGTCTCATGAAGATGCTGTTCGTTTAACTACAGTATGGTTAAATGAGTATTATGAAAAAACTCAAGAACTTAAATTAAACAAAAAATGGCTGAACAAACTGAAATAGAATTCTCAGGTTACAAATGGCAATCAGGTAACAGATGGGGTAATTATCATCCTAAAAATCCTACATATTGGTGTGATCCATCATGTGTAGATGTCACTAGTAATATTTTACGATTACAAACTAAACGCCATAAGATAGTAACTTCAGATGCTGGTGTAATTGATATTGGAATTGGGTTGGTAACATCTGTAGATGATTTTGGCTACGGTAGATTTGAAGCTGAAGTAATGTTACCTAAAGGTACAGGTTTATTCCCTGCATTTTGGTTATGGGGAGCAGATAGTTGGCCACCTGAAATTGACATATTTGAAGGTTGGAGTCGTAAAAGTGGTTTATATACTTCAAAATATATTCCCTACTTTAGTTTATCTTCAAATATTCATTATGGAGATTCAAATTATACTCATAAATCAATCAAATCCAAATCTCATATGGTCTGGAAAAGATTTGATAGATGTTATACTAAATTTGAATTAGATTGGTACCCAGATGAAATTATTATCTCATATGATAATATGATTGTGAGACGAATTGACAACATGGATGTACTTCAATGGTTTGAAAATAAAAAAATGCAAGTTGTATTTAACAACGGAGTAGACAACCCATCTGAGTACACTAATGATTCAGTAATGTTAGTTAAGAATTTTAAATACACAGAATGGTAAGGCAATTACTATTAATTTTATTTTTATTAGGAACTATAACCAGCTATAGCCAATCACGACGCCCTAAAAGTACTAAAAAACCTACTATTCAGGATGTTATAACTGAAAAGAAAACACCTGAAGACATTCTTAAAGAAGTTTATAAAGCTAGACTTGATTCCGCATCTCAATTTTCATATACTTGTATGCAGTATCTAGTTGAAACTAAAGTTGAACTTGATAGTGTTAAAAAATCAAATCAAACACTGTATGTTATAATTGATAGACAACTAGACTCACTTGCCTCCGCCCGCAATAAAGAAAAACGAGCAATGCAAGTGATGTTAAAAGAACATTATAGAAAACGTTCCTGGGTTAAAGCATTTATTGGTCAAACAGTTTTTGTAGGTGGAGCAGTAGGAGCATTTATAACAGGCGCTTGGATTCCTATAGGAATGGGAGTGTTAGTTGTAGAAGTATTTTTAATACTAGAAAGTAGATATAGTGAAGTAAAATTAGAAGATAATAAACAAGAACCAAAACGATATAAAATTTAAAATTATGATAAACACAATTATTAGCTTAGCAATCTTAGGATTTGGATTAAATTATTATTTCAAATACCAAAACCTTAAAAAACAAATGTCTACACCTTCAACCACCCCAACAGGTGATGAGCCAAATGATACTACACAACCAACAAGTGTACCTGAAAAACAAATAACAGATCTATAATAAGTTATGACAGAAGAAAAAACATTAGTTGCAGACCATGATGAAGTTTTTACAATAGACAAGTATTATTCCACAAAATTCCCAGGATATTATCAACTAGGTGGAAGTGAAGGAGTGCAAATTTATCTTGCAAAAAAACCAAAATGGTTTCATAGGAAAATGATGAAACTATGCTTAGGATTGGAGTGGATTAACAATTAAAAAACAACAAGTTATGATATCAGATGATTTTCAAATTGGACCTAATGGTGCTTATGAGCGTGTAGGTAATGATTTAGACATAGCATACCAAGACCTACTACAAGACATTCTTGATAACGGAGTAGAAAAAGAAACTAGAAATGGAGGGACCATATCAGTATTCGGAAGACAGATCAGACATAATATGCAAGATGGCTTTCCATTGCTTACAACTAAAAAGATGGCGTGGAAAACAATGGTAACTGAGTTGTTATGGTTTCTGAGAGGTGATACCAATATCAAATACCTTGTTGACAATAATTGTCATATCTGGGATGGTGATGCTTATAAAGCGTATTTAAAAAAATATGAAAAGGATAAACTTCATGGTGTTATTTATGAAAACGATGAAACCCAAAATAGACCTTTTTCAAAAGAAGAATTTATTAATTGGATTAAGAATAATGATAAGTTTTCAGAATTATATGGTGAATTAGGGCCAATTTATGGAGCACAATGGAGAAACTGGTTAAATATTCCTGGTGAAGAAAATAAAGGCAGTAAAGACCAAATTGCAAACTTAATCTCTGAACTCAAAACAAACCCAGACTCAAGACGACTAATGGTTTCAGCTTGGAATGTAGGTGAATTAGACCAAATGGTTCTTCCACCTTGCCATTATGGATTTCAAGTTTATACAAGAGAGTTGAGTGATAAAGAAAGAGTTGCTATTTTTATGGAAAATAAAAGAACTAATAAGTTTGAAGATAATAATTGTGATATACCTAAACGAGCAATCTCTTTAATGTGGAATCAACGTTCAGTAGATACGTTTTTAGGTTTACCATTCAACATTGCTAGTTATGGTTTACTACTTGAAATCATTGCTAAAGAAGTTAATATGGTACCTGATGAATTGATTGGTAACTTAGGTGATGTGCATCTTTATAGTAACCATATTGAACAGGCTAAAGAGCAGATTAATAGAACACCATTTGAATTACCTATAGTTAAATTAAGTTCGGGTCATAATCTAAGAGCTATTCTTAAAGGTAACTTTAATGAAATTGATCCTAATGACATTATGTTAATCAATTATCAATCACACCCATCAATTAAAGCACCTTTATCAAATTGATACATATTTATAATAAAAATAAACTATGAAAAAATCCGAACTACAACAAATTATTAGAGAAGAGATCACTAAAATGTTAAATGGAGACATAAATGAATCTATGGATAAGGATAATTATAAAAAAATTACTGATGCTGTCAATAATTATAAACAAGATATTAATAAAGCTTTAGTAGAAGGTTCAGACCATAGATATTGGAAAATACAAGTACTTCCAAATTATGATAATTTTATTGGTGGTTTTAATCTTCAAGCAACAGCTACTGATGCAGTAGATAGAAACATTGTTCTCGGGAAATATGAAATAAGAAAAACCATAGATAGTGTTAAGAAATTACCGTTTGTAAGTAAAGCTAAAGTATCTTCAGCTTATAATACAAAAATGTTAACTGTTATTTCTATAGGTCTAAAAATGAAAAAATGAAAAAATCCGAACTACAACAAATCATTAAGGAGGAAATTAGTAAGGTTTTAACTAAAAATCAACTTGTTAAAGACTTTAAAAAATAGATAGGAAAGGATAAAACTCCTACTTCTGCTGATATCGACTACTATACCAGAGAATACAAACTCACTCCAGACCAAAAATCAATACTTAAAAAAATATTTCCTTCTGATGATATAAAAATCAAAAGTACAGGCCCTACCCCTGATACAAGATTTAGAAATAAATAATAGTTGCCAATCACACCCATCAATTAAAGCACCTTTATCTAATTGATTAAGTGTTTAGAGAAGCTTAGACAGGAGTCATAGGCTCATATATGTATAATAAATAAAACCACATTTGTTGTGAGTTAAATCTTAAGGTTTTGGGAATACACTTCAAAACCATGAAAAAGATATTTCCCACACTGATGATTTTGATAGCAATGCTATCATTCACCTCCTGCTACCTTCAACAAGAAGTTGAAGTAATCCGAAACAGAAAACAAAAAACTGAGCAGTTTGTTCATCAAAGACAAACTATTAGAGATGGCTTGTTTTCTAAAAATCGCAAACTAAGAGACCGACATCAATACTTCTATCATGACAGTGATGGTGGTTGGCACTTTAGACCTAGCCCTGATAGAAAGGACTTTATACACTACAAGAGAACTGGTGGTGTAAGAGGTACTGGGGGTAAAGTAAGAGTAATTAAAAGGGCTACTGTTGCCAAGCCTAGAAAGTAAAGTCTTTCATCTATAAAAAATCGCGATTAGTCTCCTTCATAATTATGAATAGTTGATTGTTCATGATAGGATTAGAATCTGAATATTTATAATAAACAAAAAATAAAAGTATATGAAAAAATTAATTTCCGTTCTGTTATTAACTGTTTTTTCAATTGTAAGTTTCTCTCAAAACTTAGCTGAAAACGTTAATAACCAAGTAATCTTAAAATACAAGCAAGGTACACCTTATAGACTTGTAGATGCATTCACTGAATTTTATAGTGTTCCTGTAGTTGCTCAATTTGATGCACTTGGGATGATTGTAGTACAATTTTCTGGTAACTATGATGATTTTTATAAGAACTGTTCTGATAGTGATTTATTTGACATTATAGAAAGAAACCAAATCCAGGAAATGAAAATGGATTATATTCCAAATGATCCTGAGTTTGCTGTTAGTTGGCATTTAAGACAAGCATCTGATAGAGACATTGATGCTGATGAGGCTTGGGATTTACTCCCAACTGACAATCAATGGGTATCAGTAGCAATGTTTGACGGTGGTTTGGATATGACAATGCCTGAATTTGTAGGTAATGTTGATAGTCCGTTTAACGCTGTTAATGGCACAAGTGCTATCCCATATGTTAACTCAGAAGACAAACACGGTACCGCTTGTTCAGGTACCATTGCCGCTAGAACAAATAATGGAGTTGGTGTTAGTAGTGTAGGTAATAACTTTGTAAGAGTTATGCCTGTTAATATTATGTCACAAGTATATGCCGGTGGTAATTTCGCTACCACATCTGCTATACAAATCGCAGCTGTTAACGCTGCTATAAACAATCCAAATTGTGTTGCTATCGCAATGTCATATGGTGGTAGTGGTTATTCAGCTGCTTTAGAAGCCGCTTTTCAATCTGCTAGAGTAAATGGTAGAGGTGGAAAAGGAATGATGGTATTTGCTTCTTCAGGTAATGGAAGCTCAGGTACTGCTGCTCAATACCCAGCTAATTATAATGGAGTATGGGGTGTTGGTGCAACAACAAGCACAGATCTTAGAGCATCATTCTCTAATTTTGGTCAGATATGTGACATCTCAGCTCCTGGTACTCAAATTAGAACCACAGACCGTTTAGGTGCTGATGGTTATAATGCCACTGACTATACTTCAATTAGTGGTACTTCATTTAGTTGCCCTATTACAGCTGCAGCTTCAGCTATTGTCGCTTACAAAAATTGGGAATTAACTGATGATGAGATTTTAGCCATATTGTCTAGTACCTGTGAGAAAGTAGGTGGTTATACTTACTCTAATGACCCAGCTTGGCCATTAAGTACTCGTAGTAATGAATTAGGATATGGCCGTATTAACCTTAAAAATGCTGTTATTGCCACACCAAACCCAGGTGGTACACCTCCACCTCCACCTCCAGTGTTAGTTTCTAATTACACAGTTAATAGTGTTGTTGTGACACCAACTAGTGTGAATTTAGGTGAAACTATTTTAGTGAATTATAACGCTATGGTGGCTGAAGAGCTCAATGTAACATCTACTTTTGCTACATTTGTACAAGTACAATATCGTTACTCAGCCAATTCAACCTACGGTGATGCTGATGATATCATTATTGGAGTTGATAGTGTAGGTTTAGGTGGTGGAATCAATTCAGTAACCAAATCATTCTCTTATAATGTTGGTGGAATGGCTGGTACACGTTATGTGTTTGTAACTATTAACTATGATAACACTGTTGAAGAATCTATTATCACAGACAATACTAGCTTCAAAGCATTTAATGTTGTTAACCCATCCATGTCAGGTACTGATGTAAGAATTGAATTAGTACAACCTGTAGCTAATCCTTGGACTACATCATTACAAATTGTGAACACACAATGGAGAGCAGTTAACACAGGTACAGTTCCTATTACTCAAATTAATTATACTAGACGTTGGGTTGATTGCACAGCAGCATTTGGATGTATAACTAACGCTACTTGGAATGGTAATTTATTACCTGGTCAATCAACATTGTTACCTGCTAATAATTCTTATGTGAGTATTAACTTATGCCATCCAATTCGTTGTGCTGTACCAGTTGGTGCCTCAAATACATTTAGACTTGATATTGTAAGTGTTAATGGTAGTACTGGTGATGCTGATTTGGCTAATAATAGACTTGATTTAGTATTTAATAGATTAGCAGCCAACCAAGAAGATATTATTGGTAACTATCCTTTAATAGATGACCCAAATGCTATTTTAATAGAGGATGACTATCCTGTCTCTATGGATATTTATACCATATCAGGCGCATTGTTAGATATTAATCGTTACAATGAATTACCTAGTGGTATGTACATCTTAAAAGCGAATTATTTAGACCGCACTGAAACATTTAAGTGGGCTAAGTAATTAAGGTTGTTAGTTGCATTTAAGCCGTTACGACTGGCTAAGTAACTAATTAAAACCAATATATGAAACACTTATTATTAGCTTTAATGCTAGCAATAGGTTTCGACACAAGTGCTCAAGTTGATGGAATGTTTGCTTTTAGTCTGGACAGTAACCAAGATACTGTTTACAGTATGTACAATGCGTCTCCAGATATTAAAGATGAGTTAAAGGATCATTTACTTGAGATGTTTCATGGTTATGAATTAACAGACGGTGTATGGATAATAAATCTACCTAATAGTAATTCTAAGGTATTAGGTGATTTGTTTTTAACAGAAACCCAAACGTGTGTTTTATTTGATTTTTATGTTGACGAGGTAAAATACTCAGATGGTACAACTTACCAAGCTGAACGTTTCACCAAACCTCTTAGAACATTAAACAAATATTAAACACATGAAACACTTATTTGCCATTTTAATGCTTCTGGCCACTGTAGTTGGTCAAGCGCAGTATCTCGCTGGTGCGGTTGATACAACATTTATTCTTAATAATGACGGAGTTCCATTCTCTACTAACGGCTATTTAAGAGCTATGGGAGTAGAAGTAGTTGGTAACTCCGTTTATTATGCTTTTGCTACTAGTCCTGGAGTACCTGCTATTAGAAAGTATGACTTTCAAGGTAATGAGGATGAGAGTTGGTATACTAATCAAATGTCAACTTGGGGTACTCAATTTGCTACTACATATTTAGAACCTGAAAAAGATGCTACTGGTAATTATACTGGTAGTTTCTTTATCTGCGGTAGAAACAGTTTTAACTCTATGGCTGACCAAGGTGTTAGATTTTTAAATAAAATCAATGCTGATGGTACTAGAGATTTAAACTTTGTTTGCCCTATTACAAGCTGGATTAATATTTGTTCTACTATTTATCATGATTGGGAGAATAATAAATTATATTATGCCTACCAAAATGGTAATAGCACTACTCAAACAATTGTTAGCTGTGACCCAAACACAGGACAAACACTACAGACACTTACAATCCCAGGATCAAATGGATTAGTTAGTAAAATAGCTAAAATTCCTAATAGCAATGATCTCATAGTTGGTGGTAGTGTTAGCTTCGCTCATAACGGACATGACTATATTAGCTTATTTAAATTAACAGAACAATTTACTATTGCTCCACTTGAAGGCATTACTGATTTACCTTGTAGCTTTGTAGTAGCCGATTTATTGTTTGTTAATGATATGGATTGTGCTGGTAATGAAAATGGCTCAATTAAAGCCTATATTGCTGGTAGTGGAAGCCAAATGGCAGGGGTTGATGGTCTTAGAGGAATCGCTCGATTTACTTTAAACAATGGAGTATGGAGTATTGATGCTAATTATAATGCTGGATGTAGTGGGTCAATTAGTGATATTGCTTATTATAATTGTCATTTAATTGCTACTGGTAACTTTGCTAGTTCAATGCCTACTGGTTTATATGCTCCATCTTGGACTCCTAAAGTAACTGCATTTACAAGTGAAGGACAACTTAGTCCTGAATTTCAAATGCAAAACATTGGATATGGTTTAGGAGGTGTTTACACCGCTGGTCTTGAAAATAATATAGGACAAGGCTCAGGTAGATGTTTAGCTGTTAATCCAAATGATGATGGTAATGATAGATGGGAAATCTTTGTTGGTGGTGCTTTTGTTAATATAATACAAGCAGGTAGTTCTCGTACTGTACTTAAGTCCGCTAATTACATTGCTAAATTATATGGATTTAGAAACACAGTTGACCCTAATTTCTCATATTGTTTAGATGGTAATACCATTTCAACATTTGATATGATTAATACTTCAGGATGTGAGAAATGGGAATTGTTTACTACTACTAATCCACTTACTAATTGGACTTTAATTAGAACAGAAACAACTTATGACTTCACTGATACTGCTTTAGTTAAAGGTGTATGGTATAGACTTGTTAGAACAGTCACTGAGTGTGGTAGTTCATGTTCTTATGGGTATATTATTCATATGGATGCCTCAAACTGTAACCCATCACATACTGGAACTGAATTAAGAGCATTAGTAGTTAAACCTCAACCTACAATCACACCCCAAGAAACAACCCCATCTGACATTTCAGTGTACCCAAACCCAACTTTAGGGTTAGTTACTGTAAATGATGATTTTAAAGGAGCATTTAGAAATATAGATGTGTATAATTCTCTAGGCACTAAAGTATTAAGTACAACTACTAATATAGATGCTTATCAATTGAACATAGATGAACTTCCTAGTGGAGTGTACAT